TTTATAAACTATTTGATAAATAAAAAGGTGGTGATCTAATGCCAAGAAAAGACGGAACTGGACCAGATGGTAAAGGTCCAAAAAAAGATAATCAGGGAGTACCCACACCAAAAAGAATTGGCGGCGGCGGTGGAAAAAGAAGTGGCCAAGGCCGTGGTGGTTCTAATAGAGGGCGTGGTCGGGGTTTAAGTAGAAGTACTAAATAAATAAGGAGGAATAAGTATTATGGGTTGTGAATGTGATAAAAATACATTAGACGATTTAATTGAACGAGCTAAAGAAGCTATTGAAACAAGCAAGAAACTTACTACGAAAGATAGAAAAAAATTAAAAGCGTCTACTTTTTGTGGTCCAAACAGATCATTCCCAGTCCCGGATTGCCAACATGTTGCCACAGCTAAAGCTTATTTAGGTAGATCAAATTTTTCAACAGCAACGAAGAAAAAAATTGCTGCTTGTATTAATAGAAAATCTAAACAGCTTGGGTGTAAACCAGGAAAGAAAGCTAAAGCAAGCATGGAGGAGTGGTATCCAAAATATATCGAACTTTCTACTGAAGAAAAAAAGATTTATAGTTCTGATATTTTTAAATCCACCAAAGAATTGGTTGAAAAATCAATTGATAATCCAGGATTAGAATTGTTTGATACAGAAGAATAACTAACTCATTGTTTTTCAGCTTTAAATATCGGATAAAAGGATAAGGTGATAATCAATGAGTTTTATAAGATTTAAAAGGAAATAGTTATGCTTGAAAAGGTAAGGCATGTAGCAGCAGAATGTACTGCTTGTGAATTATATAAAGGAAGAATAAATCCGGTATTTGATAAAGGAAATCCAATAGCTAAGATAATGATATGTGGGATGGTTCCTGCTCACGATGAAAATTTGGCTGGGGTACCTTTTGTTGGTAGGGCTGGAAAACTTTTAGATATTATATTAAATGAAGTAAATCTAACCTACAACGATGTATATATATCCAATTTAGTCAAATGTTTTGTTGCGGCAGGGAAATCTCTATCTAAAAAATGGATAGATTCCTGCCGTCCTTTCTTGGATGAACAAATCCGTTTAATAAAACCATATGTTATTATAACCCTTGGCGCAGATGCGTCTCAAAATTTAGTAGATTCGAATTTGCCAATAGGAAAATTACGAGGGAAAGTATTGTACTATACTGATAGTATTATAATAGTTCCAACATTCCATCCTTCTTATTTAGTGAGAGGTGGGGGAGTAGAGAGTGAAAATTATCCAAAAGTTATTGATGATTTTGAATTAGCAAAAAAATGTTTAAAGGAATTTATATAATGACCGCACGCTCTTTTAACAGAGGACATGAAATAGAGTTTGATGAAAACCAAAACAGATGGGTATATTTTGGAACTGATTGTATAGTTGATCATTTACATTATTGTTCAGTTTGTGGTGAGCCTCCTGAAATAATAAATATAAATGGCAGATCAAGGAATATTGATAAATGTATAGCTCCAATAATTAAAACTCTTAATGAAGCAGGTATTGAAACTATAGCTTGTTGTTGTGGGCACGGTCGTCAGCCTGGTAATATAATTTTAAAAGACGGGAGAGAAATTTTTATTATGCCGGATTTTAAATCGGCTCGTAAAATAAATAAACTTTTTCCTCCAATATTTGATAGTGAGAAATAAAATGAAAGTAAATTGGTCAAAAAGAATATTAAAAGTATTTGCAAATGATATTTATGCAGCAAATCAAGCATTTCCTTTATGGTTTTATATTGCAAACAAACGTTATCGATCTAAATATATGAGGTGGTATGGGTTATAAAATGAAGTGTCCTTTATGCAAACAAGAAGAATCATATAAAATAATATACTTTGGCCTGCCAATGTTTCTGTGTAAGAACAAAGAGTGTAATTGTGTGTGGGGATTTTGGTCTTTCATAACAAATTTTGTTGGATTTAATGGTTGGATATTTACATATGAAGACTCATATTGGAAAGCATTGTGGCATTGGTTGGTGGATTCGGAAAATGAGTAAACATAAAGATTAAAGCATTATAAAGAACTTTTGATACTTGACAAATAGATTTTAATGATTATGTTGTAAGGTATGCAAACTTTTTTACCATATTCAGATTTTTTTGAAAGCGCAAAATGTCTTCATCCTAAACATTTAGGTAATCAGTATTATAGAGAAGGCATGACATTATTAAATGGTGGGTGGAAAAATCATCCCGCGCATAAAATGTGGCGCGGATATGAAAAATCATTGACAGAATATTTATTATTTTGTCAAAAAACATTACAATTAAAAGGTAAATGGTATGGGAAAACTGCTGTGAAGCTAAGACACATTAGAAAATCATTACCTGATACTGGTTATCCACCATGGTTAGGTAATAAAGAATTTCACGCTTCACATAGAAGTAATTTATTAAAAAAAGATAAAGAGAAAGGCTGGAATTGGTATATTAAAATTGGTTGGCCGGAGGAAGAAACGCTTCCTTATGTATGGCCAGTATAAACAATAGTAGATAGATAGTAGACAGTAGGAAGGAGACAGACATGATATTAAAGATAGAGAGATATATAGACGATCAAAATTTTTGGATTATAGATAAAATAGATAAAGTTAGTGTTTCTAAGGATTACACGAGGAAAAATATAAACGATCTTCCTCTTAGTGATTCAGTTTTCTTTGATCTTTTAAAATGTAATTGTTTTCATGTAGAATCTGAAGGGGAAAATTGGAATGCTTGTTCGGATTGTTTAGACTGGGATCAATATTGGGTTAAAAGATTGGTTTGTAGGATGAAAGACGGCGAGGAATATACAGTTACATTTGATACAATTGCATATTTATTAAATGATGATGGTAAAACGATTGAAAAAATAGTAGTAAATTATAGAAAATAAGTAATGCTGCTACTATCTACCTACTAAATAAAATGAAAGGAGAATATGTGAAGAAAAGATATTATGTAAAATACTTAGGATTAAATAGCATCCATCACAAATATGCTGTTTATGAAAAGAATAATCTCATAACAGAGTTCCTTAGTTCTGAAGAATTAAATCTTAGGAACAAGGCTGTTAAGAGAGAAGTCTTGGAAGAAATAGCTGAAATTATCGAAAAATATAAAATAAGTGGTATTTGTTAGGAGAGAGAAATGGGAAATAGCGAATCGTATCCAGATGGTTGGGTAAACGTAAATTTAATGATAAACAAAGAGACACGTGAGATTCATGTTATCAGTGGCGATAGAGAAGGGCACGATCCTTCCTCCGATTGTGATAGTGACGCACCTTACACGGGTTATGAGATTTTAAAAAGTATGATGTGTAAATGTTTAGATTAAAAGGAAGAGTGGCCGAGTCTGGTTTAAGGCGCTAGTTTTGAAAACTAGAGGGTGTCAAAAGCCCCGTGGGTTCGAATCCTACCTCTTCCGCCATGCCTCCATAGCTCAGCAGGCCAGAGCAGCTGCCTTGTAAGCAGCATGTCGTGGGTTCGATTCCTACTGGGGGCTCAAGTATAGTCGCGTAGCTCAATGGTAGAGCAGAGTCCTGATGAGGCTTTGGTTGTTGGTTCAAATCCATCCGCGACTACAAGGAATCAGTATGATGAGAAATATTAAAACTGAAAAATATTGTGTTCAAATAAAATGGTACAACACAAAGATATATACAGGCAACTGGAAAGGACATAATGCTTTTATTGATGGTAAGCCGGTAATGGGATGGACAGTTAGTTATGCTGAATTTAAAACGAAAAAAGAATTGGTATCTTTTATAAAAAAGGAATTAAAAAAAGGACACACTTTATGGCAGCCGCCATGGTATGAGAAGGAAGAAATTATAGATGGTCATTTTGATATCATGGGATATGAACGGGAATACATAAGAAACTATAAGCAAAAATATAATATAACATAGCCCGAGTAACTCAGGGGGAGAGTGCCTCTTTTACAAGGAGGAAGCCGTTGGTTCAAATCCAGCCTTGGGCACAATTGGTTTATATTAACGATAACGGAAAATATAGGAGGACAAAATGAAGTATTTAGTACAATTAATGGTAATGTTTAGTGATATATTAATAGTCCTAGCATGTATAGTATTATTTTATTCTATGGTTAGAATGCAAAATGTGTTTTTTGGAATTATAAGTATATTTTTAATTTTAATGACTTACAGGACTTGGAAAGATCAAGGAGGCTTTATAGCCTGGAAGAGAAAGAATCAGAAAGCTTTCTCTAAAAATTGGGATGAAATGGTAAGGAAAAAGTAAGAGGATATTATGCCAGATAAATTACTTTTATGTAAAAAATGTTTAATAGCAGACAGCTTCTTTGTGAATGGCGGAAGTTGGGCTCCAGATAACTGTCCTGAATGTGGTGGGACAGAGTGTGTTTGGTTTGAAAATTTATCGTTTGTTCAACAAGCCAAAGCAAGAGTGTTGTTTGAAAAGATGTGGAAAGAAAAGTGGAATCTTAAATAGAGGGAAAGGTGGCTGAGCGGCTTAAAGCACTCCCCTGCTAAGGGAGCGAAGATAATACTTCCGGTGGTTCGAATCCACCCCTTTCCGCAAATTAATGCCCCGTAGAGAAGTCTGGCCAATCTCGCCTGCCTCATAAGCAGGAAGCTCCTAAAAGAGCACGCGGGTTCAAATCCCGCCCCCGCTTAAAGGAGGAATTATGAAAGACGAAAAGTTTTCTGAAATATGCGAAATATATAAGGAAAGAGTCTTACCTTTCCAAATTACTGAACCTTGTAATTATGGAGAAACCTATAAACATATATTGTGGATGCTTTGGCGAATACCTTTTTTTTGTTAAGGAAGGTAGGAGAAGGAAAGCAAATAGATGGTTAGGTTTTGTCCAAGGATTTTTGTGGGCTAATGGTATTTATACAATTGAAGAAATGAAGGAACATAATAGACCAGATGAAAACAAATAAAATAATTATAAGAGGTATGAGACGACTATGTCTCCTCACTTTTATTCACCTACTTAGGTGAAATGTGGGGGAGGTAGCTCAGGCAGGTAGAGCACTAGGTTGAAGCCCTAGGTTTGCGCTGGTTCAATTCCAGCCCTTCCCACCAAGGGAGGGTGGCGTAATTTGGCAGGCGCGTGCGGTTTAGGCCCGCATGGGGTAACCCGTGAGAGTTCGAATCTCTCTCCTCCTACAAGGAGATTAATATGACATCAAATAGAATAATGAAAATACATGAGTTTGAAGATTCGGTTTATTATAGAGCGTCTTGTTCTTGTGGAGAACCAGATTGTGATTTAACATTAGAATTAGAAAAAGATAAAGATTGTGATATGATTTTTCTTAATATGTATAAGAAACTTCGTTGGTCAGCTCATTGGAGATCAGATAATTTTTTTAAAACATTGTGGTATAAAATCAAAATGATGTTTAAAATTCTATTTTTAGGATATACTGAAATTGAAGAGTGTTTTATATTCTGTGGTGATGAACAAATAGATGGTTTTTTAGATGCATTAAAAGAAGGTCGTGATTATCTAACTGGCACGTAGTTCAGAGGCAGAACAGTCGGCTGTTAACCGTCATGTCGTAGGTTCGATCCCTACCGTGCCAGCCAAGCTAAGGGGGTGTTCCAAATAAAAATCTGCCTTCATAATAAAAAAGGACAGAAACAAAGGCCAGGAGATTCTATACAGCTTGAGGGTGAAGGAAATTGTTACGAGTGTGATTATGATCCAGAAAATAATAAAAATTGTAGGAAGTTTTATCCTATAACGATACAAACATTTGAAGTTATTGATGAATAGGGGTGTAGTTCAGAGGTAGAACACAGGGTTTTGGTCCCTGGCGTCGGTGGTTCGATCCCATCCACCCCTGCCAGAAAAGGAGAAAATATGGATAAGGAATATATAAAAACAGAATATGAGGGCTACAAAATAGAAATAATTCCAAGTTGGAAATTATGTGAGTATGCACAAGAAGATTTTGAATTAGATAAAACAGGCGAACTTACAGATGGTACTATGTATACACGAAGGCTTTTCATAATTGGTCCTGCTAAAGATCGTGCTAAATATAAAGGCGGTTATTATGTTTGGTATGAAAAATATGAAAGTAAACTTGGATATATTCATGAGGATGGGGATTATTATGATGTAGATCTTAGAAATGGTATGATGTCTTATGGTTTTAGATTTAAAAAAGAAATTGGTTTAAAAGGAGCAGCTAGATTTATGGCTAAAAACATAGAAGTTGCTAAGGAAAGAGAGAAATTACAAGGGGATAAGATAATACTTTAATAAGGAAGAAATAAATTTTTAAAAGAGCCTTGACAAATCAAAATTAATGGTTATATTATAGATATAAGAGAGGCGCCGTGGTGAAGTGGTTAACACATCTGGCTTTCGACCAGAGATGCGCAGGTTCGAATCCTGTCGGCGTCACAGGGGTTGACAAATAGAATTTAATGGTTATTTTATAAAGATGAAAAAAACAGATTTAGGACAATTTAATACAAAATTAGATGTGTGGTTAAAGCCACAAGTGTCAGATTTTATAAAGGCAACTCAACATAAAAATGGGCTTGATCCTTTTGCGGGACAAGGTGATCTTATTAATGTTATGTTCAACCTTGGTTTAGAAAAAGTTAAAGGATTAGACATAGATCCAAATTTAGATTGGGAAGTTAATGATAGTCTTTTAGATATACCTTATTATGAGGACACTATTGTAGTTACTAATCCGCCTTATTACGCGCGGGTCTCAGCAAGCAGGAAGGAATCGTCCTGCTTGAAGTATTTTAAAGATAATAGTTTTGCTGATTTATATCAGATAGCTATCGCAAGAGTTTTGGAAAAATACGATGATGCTGTTTTCATAATACCGGAAACATATTTTTTAACAGAGGATATTTTCTTTAAAGAAAGATTACTTACTGTAACTGTACTTGAAGATAACCCGTTTTACGATACAGATTGTCCAGTATGCGTAGCATGTTTTGTAAAAAGCTGTCCATTTAAATATCCTGGGTATGACATATATAAGAACGATAAATTTTTGTTTGATAATTATGATTTAGAAGCCATTTTAAGGCAATACACTTCAAATACAGAGTTGTTAAATATAATATTCAATGATCCTAATGGAAATATAGGACTTCGTGGTGTAGATGGTGTAAATCCTAATGAAAAGATTAAATTTTGTTTGCCTGAAGAATTGAATTATAATACAGATAAAATAAAAGTTAGTTCGCGCGCAATAACAATCCTTAATGTTAGAGGAGATTTTGATAGAACAGATTTGATTGAAAAAGCAAATTTATACCTAAATAATCTTAGAGAGGATACAAAAGATGTAATTTTTGCACCGTTCAAAGGTAATAATAAAGAAGGAAAACGTAGAAGAAGATTAGATTTTTATTGGGCAAGAAAAATATTAAATAAAGCAAAGGAGAATTGACTGGGTTTGAATTATTAAAAATATGTTCAGATTAAAATTTGACAAATGACAATTAATGCTTATAATTTATAGATGGTGGCTCCTACATCTTTACATGTAGGGAGTACAGGTGTACGCAACACGATACATTCTCGGCAAGCGGCAGCTGAGGCGCCAGTTGCCGCGAGTCACCTAAAGGAGAAATATGTGGAACTGAAAATCAACAAAGAATTTCAAAAACTATTACCAAAATTATCCGATGATGAATTTTATGAATTAGAACAAAATGTTCTGACTAATGGTATTAGAGATCCAATATGTGTTTGGAATGGAATTATTATTGATGGACATCACAGATATAAATTAGCCAAGAAACATAATTTAGAATTTAAAGTAAGCGAAGTTGAGTTAATTAACGAAGCTGATGTAAAGATCTGGATATTTCAAAATCAAGCAGGTCGTAGGAATGTTTCGGATTTTATAAAAGCTGAAATGGCTATTGCGGTAGAACATCTGTATGCGGAAAAAGCCAAAACCATAAATGATGAGATGCAACCAATGATAGATGGATTGGAACACATAGCGGATGTGAAAAAACTTAAGACTGATACAAGGGAAGAAATTGCTAAAGATGTAGGTGTTTCACATGGTTATATATTTAATGTGAAGCAAATTTTAGCCCGAAATCCTGATGAGGAAACTTTAGCTAAACTTAGATCCGGAAAACTAACTGTTGGTGCGGTTCATAAGGATATAAAGCGTGAAGAAAAAATTCTCGCGCGAAAAGAAAAGTTTGAAGAAACTGCTAAAACTTATAAACCAGACAAAGACATACAAATAATAAATGCAGATTTTTATACATGGTGTAATGAGAATCTTGAAGACGACAGTGTACCTTCAATCATAACAGACCCACCTTATCCAGGAGAATTTTTATACCTGTGGGATCAATTAGGTGAGGTAGCTGCAAGAGTGTTAGAACCAGATAGATTTTTGGTTGTATATTCAGGTCAAATGTATCTTGATAAGGTAATGGAAATGTTATCAAAACACCTATCTTATTGTTGGACAATAGCGTTATTTCATAGCGGACCAACACAATCTGTTCACCCGCGCAATGTAATCTGCACATGGAAACCAATTCTTGTTTTCAGAAAAGGTGAACCAGGAAAGATTGATGTTGATGTAGAATATACTGTTGATTCTTTTACAAAAGATTATAGAGATAAAGAATTTCATGAATGGGGTCAAGGTGAAAGTGCTTTTGCTTATTTAATGGACAAATTTTCTAAGCCAGGAGAATTGGTCGTAGATCCTTTTGTTGGCGGTGGCACAACTTTAGTTGTTGCTCGTGATAAGAAAAGAAAATGTATCGGGATTGAGATAGATGAACAGTATATTGATATTATTAAGAGTAATTTAATGAAACCTAAGGTTGAAAGGTTGATTTAAGGAAGGATTTAAAATGAATAAAATATGGACAATGGAAATGAGGAAAATAGTTTGTAAAGGACTTTTAAACAGATTTGGTTCTTTAGATGAATGGTATTCAGAATATGTACCAGTTAAAGGGGAGGGAACAAAGCCTTTATTTGATTTTTATGAAGAAATGGCAAAAGCACTTTCAATTATGTACAATATTAATTTAACTGCAGGCGCAGTGGAGATGCAGGTACGATATTCTTTATATAAACCACACGGTGTGTTGGATAGAGGGAGAGTATATACTTACATAATGTGTAAAGCTGCGGCAATGGAAGTTGGTTTAATAAATTCTGGTAATTTAACTTCAGTATCATTTGATAAAAAAGAATAAAACAATATTTTAAAAACTTGACAAATGGAAATTAATGATTATTATACATATATGGTAAAAGCCATAAATAAATTTTTTAAAGTCGGTGTTAAAACACCCATAAAGGAAAAGGAGATTATTATGAGTACAGAGAGAACTATTAGAAGAGAGTTAGACAAAAAAGACCTTGATAATGCAGAGGAAACACAATTTGCTGCTCTTCTGTTTATCGAAGATGGAGAGGAACTTCCTCGTTGGTTAGAGGAAAAAATTATTAAACGCTGTATTAAGTATGGTTTTAGATTTGGTGAGGTTGTTGGTGAGATAGCTTCAAGTCGTGTTACTGCGGCTGAGTATGCTAAAAGTGCTGTTCGACAGAGTGTTGCTGAAAAGATTCAGTTTGCTACACTTAATAAGAACGGACTTAACGTTGAAAAACTTCCTAGTTCTGGACCAGGAGCAGTAAGAATTCTGGATGGTGATTTAGTATATGGTAGTCTTGGTGCTACTGATCGTGCGACTAAAGCTTTAGATGGTAGAAGAGCTAATGATTGGTTATTCTCAAAATTTACTGAGGATAATGGTGGTTCTCAGGATAATCAAGGTCGTGATGTTTTGAATTTCCTTGATGGTGCGAATGCGTATATTGCTAAACATGCAAATAATTATAGATTTGTAGCACTTCTTGACGGTAAGTATTACAGAAAAAATTATCGGATGTTTGATCAGTATGTTGATGGTAGAATTTTAGTAGAAACTACCGATAGTTATACTGTTAAGTGTCGTGAACGAGCTACCGCTGTTAGAGATAGTGTTGTTGCAAGACGTGCAGATAATAAACAAACCACTGTTTAAATAAGAACGCCCCGAAAGGGGCATAAATGCGATCGTAACTCAATTAGGCAGAGTGGAAGATTTCCAATCTTTTGGCTGAGGGTTCGATTCCCTCCGGTCGCTCCAATGCGGGCGTAACTCAATTGGTAGAGTGCAAGACCGCCAGTCTTGAGGTTCCGAGTTCGATTCTCGGCGTTCGCTCAAGGAAAATAAGGAGATAATAAAATGACAAAAGAAATCAAGTACATGGATTTTGATGAATTTAGGGAGTTAGGTTTACTACAAGAAGTTAATCGTAAATTTTTTCATCCACTTGGATTGGCACTTGAAATAAATATAAATGAAGAAACACATAAAGCCGAAAGTTTTGGAAAAATATGGGATTATAGAAACGATCCTGAAGGTATATTTTTTGGCAAAGGTATGATTGAACAGAAAAAGATAGATAATGTTGAAAAACTTAGACAGTCTAAACTGTTAAAAAGATCATTAAACAAAGGATTATTAGATATTGGATTTAGATGTGATTTAGATGGGATACAGATTAAATAATGGGGATGTAGCTCAGGGGGAGAGCAGGTGCTTTGCAAGCATCAAGTCGGAGGTTCAAATCCTCTCATCTCCACATGAAAAAACTAGATTTACATAGAATAAGACATGAATATGTAAGGAATGAAACAATTCGTTTTGTAGAATCCAATTGGGCTTCTGGCGAAGAAGTTGAAATAATAACTGGTAACAGTGTTGAAATGCGCGGGTTAGTTATGAATATTTTAGATGAATATGGTTTGACATATCAAATAAGTAGAATGTTTGATTTAAATAATAAAGGTTATATTGTAACTTGGATGGAATAAACTAACTTGTTTATATATAGAATGATAAGTATATTATGTGGGGACGATATTGGCTTCGACAGGGTGGATTTGGTCGAAACCTCAGCGCGTAGAACTCACAAACTACGTTAAAATTGTGAAAAAATATAGATGGTAAATCTATGATAACTTATATGGCGGATATGTTGAACTCATGTCCAGTACGCCATTCTGAGCCTTTAACGGCGTTAGCCGCTTAAAAGCCATGAAGCCCAGCAGAGCTTAGCAACAGAATCTGTTAAACGTTTTTTGTTTGTATGATTCACCTTCTTTCTGGCGTTATTATCGCTGTCAACGTTTCGAAGCAAAACATTCTGGACCTGGGTTCGATTCCCAGCGTCTCCACCAAATAAAAAAGGAAAAGGATAGAATTATGGATTCAACATTTAAAGATACGTCTGGTAAAACGTCAGTAACTAGAATTGTATGGGCGTTTTCAGTTATTGTTATAATAACAACATGGTCATGTTTATCTTTTATGACACAAGAATTTCAGTCATTTTCTATGGGTGATGCTGCTTGGTTCGCCGCTTTATTTGGCGGTAAAGTTGCACAATCATATATTGAAAGAAATGGTAAGAAAAAGACTGATCCAAATATAGAAGTATGTAGTGAATGTGGTAAACCTAAAATATAAGGAAAAGGAAATGTTAGAATTTTTAAAAGGACATTTGTGGTGGATTTTACAATTAACAGGTTCAATAGGTGTTTTTATTGCTTTAGCTTATGGTAGAGTAAAAGGACTTAATTGGAATTCGTATTTAGTTTATATACTTATATCAATTTTAATATGTTCTTGGATGTTTTTAAAATCATATGAAATAGCACCATCATTTTTTCAAGCATGGTTTGTTGGAGCCGCAGCATTGTTTTTGTGTGGTTTTGGTGGAAGTATATTATATTTTAAAGAAGTACTGGATTTAGTTAATTTTATTGGAGCTGCTGTAGTATTAGTAGGTTCGTTTTTATTAATTATTTAATATGGAGCATTAGCACAGTCTGGTAGTGCAGGTGCCTGTCGAGCACAAGGCCGTCGGTTCAAATCCGGCATGCTCCGCAAGGAGATTTAATATGGATTCTGTAATAGATTCAAAATATATTTGTTATAAAGGTAGACTATTAGAAGATTATAGTAAGGAAGAATTAATCGAAATAATCATTCATCTTAATGACAAATTTAATAACAATATTACAGAGCATAGAAGACAATTAGAATTTTTACAATCTTTAAGGGGGTAAATATGTTATTTAATAAAACACCCTGTCCTCCTAAAAAAGGACCAAAAGGTGGTTTAATATATACACAAGATATCTTCTAAGGTTTTAAATAATCTTAGGAGGTCTTGTTATGCCTTATAGAATACCTGATTCATGGAAACAATTTGTTATTTCTGTGGAAAGAGCGGTTTTCAGAATTGATCCAGTACCTGGAACTGGAAAACATACATGGAAATTTAAGAATTTTTATAGAACAGCTAATTGTCTACAAGAGCGTAAGTTATATGGAGATCTTGACCATAGAAAATATAGCAGAGGAAAAAGATATCCATCTAATTTACCAGATGCTTGGGATGATTATCCCAAATCGAGATCACATAACAAAAGAAATTGGAAGAAAGTCAAAAAGAAAAAGCAATGGATGAAGAGAGAGGTGAATATGATTACATTAGGTCCCACTGATAATAAAGCAGCCCGTAAAGGTTTTGCGTCAGAAAAAAAGAAACTTAATTATGACATGTCAGAGACTAAAGTAAAATCTGAAGATTACACACGACCTGGAAAAGATGCATCTCAAACGGCTGACGATGATTTACGTCCAGAACCTGTTGAAGAGGGTTATGAGATAAGTGATAACCAAAAGAATCCAGAGAAAGATGCTGGCAGGCCAGGTATGAGGGTAAAACAAGATCCATTTGCTGATGTTGGGTTGCCAGATGTAGAAAGTATTTTACCGCCAGAAGATGACACACCTATTGTTGAAGATGACGCTAGGAAACACGGTTCTAAAAATAAATATCGTATTGGCGGTGATGAAGGAAAACGAGGTACTGATTATAAATAATTAAGGAGTATATTATGTTTAAATAGATAAAAGTACCACCGTAGGTTCGCGGACCTCCATAGTTCCTCCTATGAATTGACGAAATTAAACTAGAACAAATTATATTCATAAATATGGGAGGACTAAAAAATGACTAAAATAACGAGGTATCCGAAACTAAAAAGTGAATTAAAAAAATTGGCAAAAGAAATTAAATACTGGAAGCCAAGAAGAAAATTAAATAAACGTGAAAACTACACACTTTGGCAGATAGAAGCGCAGATTTGGAAAAGGAAGTATGAATTCAGACATAAGCACATTGCATATTGCCAGCTTAGAGGGCGTCTTAGATGGGAAATTGAAAAGCCAGCCCTTGACAATCTCCCCAATGAAAAATATATTGAGGAGATTATGGCTAAGCATGGAGAAGTTATATGTGCTAATACGTAAGGATCTGTCTAAGTCTCAACAAGCAATACAAGGCGGTCATGCGGTAGCAGAATATCTACTTCGTGACCGTTTGTCATTTTGGAACAACGGCACATTAATTTATTTAGCAGTTGAAGATGAAAAAGATTTAAAATCTTGGGGAGAGATTTTTGATCTTATGGGTGCTTGGTGGGTTCCATTTAGAGAGCCAGATAGAAACAATGAATTAACTGCTATAGCCACTTTTCTAGATAAAGAGGAACAAAAAGTGGTAAGTGGTTTGAGGTTATTATGATTAATCCAGAGTTTATTACGAATTATGATTTAAATGAAAAAGAATTACAAGAATATATTTTATTTTGGGTTTGTGCGGCTGGTAAAAACGGCCGCACAGCCGCAAAATGTTGTGATAAATTTTTAAATCTTATAGGAGTTAATGATATTTATTTACCATTTACTGTTATAAGAGGATTACCCAAAGAAAGTTTACCAAAAATTCTAAAATCTTGTGGTATTGGTTGCTACACTTCTAAAGCAAGAACTATGTGGGAGTTAACTCATAGTAATTTAGATTTAAAAAATTGTTCAGCCATTGATCTTGAAAAAATATATGATATAGGAATGAAAACATCACGGTGTTTTATATTACATTCGAGAGAAAATGCTAGATACGCTGGACTTGATACACATATATTAAAATTTTTAAGAAAACTTGGGTATGATGCACCTAAATCTACACCTACAGGGAAAAAATATTTGGAATTGGAAACTATATTTCTTAACTATGCGGATAAGTTAGGTAAAGCACCTGCTGATTTGGATTTAGAAATTTGGAATAAATATAGTGTTAAACCATTGACAAATTAAAAATAATGATTATATTATATTAAGGTCCCTGTAGTTCAGTGGTAGAACAGGTGCCTCTAAAACACTGTGTCGCGGGTTCAATTCCCGCCAGGGACTCAAAAAAAGAAAAGAGGAGAAAAAAATGGAAGATAATGTTGTGAAAGAATTGGAGGAGATTGAAAGAATGGTTTCTCATTGGAAAGATGATTATATGAGTTATGTAACAGGTGAAAATGATGATTTTTTAGTGGATGAATTTTTAGAAGAAATTGATATGCATGTATATAACAAAGTATGTAGATTAGGTGAATGTAAGCACCTCGATTATCAAGAGGCTGCGGTATTTATGGGTAGATGTTATAAACATGTTAGAGAATTGAAAGAAGCTATAGATATAGCGAGAAAATAATATGAAAGATTATAAATCATTTAGGGAACAGTTTCTAGAATGTAAAGAAAACGGTAATTTAATTAGCGTTGATATATCTAAATATGGACCAGGGGTGTTTCCAAAAAAAATATTAGTATGTATAAAATATAAATGTATATGTCATTCTGGTGTTTGTAGAGAAGAGCGAATGAATGTGACAGAAGCTAGCGGATATCCTAATGACATTTGATATTAAAAATTAATAAAAAATTAATGGCAGGAAGTTGGCTTAGAAGCAGCCATCTTTTAAAGAGTGGAACCGTTAAAGAGGTAAAACCTCTATAGATGCAGCTCCGAATACCGTCTGAGCTCACGGCTGGATGCAAGGTATTTGGGGTTGCTTAGGTTGGGACTGTAAACCTCTGCCCGTAGTAACCAGCCAGCGGGTACCTTTGGCGTAATAGCACACTATCATTAATTTTTTAATAAAATAACTTGACAAATGAAAAATAATGCTTATATTAAGTATTAAGAACGAAGGAAAAGGAGATTTTTATTATGGATGAGATAATTTTTAACGGTTTTTATGACAAATTTAATGTGGCTACGAGACCAGGAAGAGGTGGAAGGTATCCGTATGTCGCTGCCAATGATGTAACTGATAGAATGAATAGGCTATTTCAAGGTAATTGGTGTACAGAAGTTAGATTTCAGGATGCTTTTGCAGATGGTACTGTTATTGTTAGAGTTAAAGTATTAGTATTAGATCCTGAATCCAAAACATGGTTTTGGCATGAGGGTTTTGGTGGGCATAAAGATGCTGGTGGAGAACCTGGAAGTTCTTTTAAATCAGCATATTCTAAAGCACTTGTAAATGCTTGTAGAAGATGGGGTGTTGGTTTATATCTAGATGATGATAATGAAATTACTACTACTCCTACTGATACAGGAATGCCTGGTCCGAAACCAGTGGCAGCGCTTCCGGTACAGGAATTACCGCCAGCACCATCTAAACCAACTGGACCGCCAGTTGTCACATCCCCACCAGTGCTTGCAACGAGCAAGCCGCCAATAGTTCAGGAAATGAATATACAACAGGTTCCCCCAACCACTACTATGGTGCAATCAACACCTGAACCGCTGAGACATAATGAATCAATACCTAAGATTCCAGAACCTATACATGGTGCCCCTCTTAATGGTGCTCCTATTATGGGTAAAGCACCGCTTCCGTCGGTGAAAGAACCTCTTACTGTATCTGCGCCTGTATCTACAACAACAGAAACACCAAGTGTTGATAGTATAAGTGATGTTCAGAAGATAGCCATTCAAAGTTTATATGATATGAGGGGTTATAAATATGAAGATCTTGCTCAGCAAGTATTGGGAAGTGTCCCTGATGTTAATACATTAACACATGACCAAGCCGTTTCAGTTATACAGTATGGTAATGATTTATATAAAAAAAATAAAATTAGTTAACAGTTAAAATATATAGGAGAATATATTATGTCTAAAAAAGATAGCGGCGATTATTCTGTTTTTAAAAAATATTTAGAAGAAGCTGGTTTTGAAGTTCTAATTTTAAAAATACCTGTAAATGAAATTGAAGATAAATTAGCATATTTGGCTAAAGAAAAAGGTCAAATTACTAAGAGTTATTATGAGGATTTTATTATTGCTACTTGTGTGGCTAATATAAATCAACTTTTACATCATATTAATCAACAGATGGATGATCCGCCGGATTTACTTAAAGTTAGAGAAGAATTAATGGCATGTATAATAGATATAAATACACTTCTCGATCCTGATAATTTAATTTTGAATAAAAATTTTGTTATTAAAATTAAAGACGGTAAGTTAAAAGTGGGTGAAAAACTTCTAACGGAGAATAAATATTGGGGGGTTTCTTATTATGAAGATATAAGTAAACTCCAAGAGACATTTGAAGAAGAACATAAAAAATTTATCGAGGAAGATGAAGATAAAGAAAGTAAACAATCTAAAGAAGATGTTAATAAAACAGTTGAAGATTTAGATAATACTATTACACAGAAATGGTGGAAAAGAATAAATAAATATATTAATGTTAAAAAATTTAATGAACAAGATGGAGATATTATTTTAAAACAAAGATATTTTCATAACAGAACAAGTTTTAATGCGTACGTAGTATCTAAATGTATAATAGATTTTGAAGAATTATTTAGTTATTTGGATAGTTTAGGTGTGCCAGCAAGAGTTGCTCCACCTATTCTTATGAATGAGCTTTATCAATTATGCCGTTCATGTAATTCTTTTTTAACTTATGAGAGAGCGCAGGAACTTTCTGATCAATCAGAAAGACAGCCGAAAACTGATAATAGACATAATGGTTGTGGTATAAAATCTACTGATGCTGGTTCTATGAGCCAATATATGAAAAAAAAGTCTCAGAAGAAATTTAAGGATGTGCCTAAAAAAGAATTATTAAAACTTGGTGATAATATGAAGGTGTTTTTGATTGGACAAGACAAAGCTGTAGATAATCTAACACAAGCAATTCAAAGAGCTAGTGTTGGCTTAAAAGATCCATACAGACCGATTGGGTCATTTCTATTTGCTGGTCAGACCGGTATTGGAAAAACATTTGCAACCAAAGTATTAGCTGATGAATTAATTAAAGGTAGAGATAACATGATCACGATAGACTGTTCAGAATATTCATCTGATCATGAATATGCTAAATTAATTGGAGCGCCAGCTGGTTATATAGGTCATGATAGTGGTGGTATTTTAACCAATGCTTTAATAACTAATCCCTTTACTATAGTTGTTTTTGATGAAGTAGAAAAAGCAAGTTCTAAAGTACATGAATTGTTATTACAAATACTTGAGGAAGGCCGATTAACGGATGGTAAAGGAAATCCAGTTTCTTTTAAAGATGCTGTTGTTGTTTTAACATCTAATGTTGGTGTTAGAGAAGTTGGTGATATTGGTAAAACTATTGGTTTTGGTGATGTGGCTAAAATTACTGATGATAAAAGAGATAGTGTTATAAGTAAAGCACTTAAAAATAAATTTAAACCAGAATTTCTTAATAGACTCGATAATATTATTTATTTTAAATCTCTTGTTAAGAAAGATTATATGAAGATTATAGATATTGAATTGTATAAACTAAATGATAATTTGAAAAACAATGATACTGATTATAAAGATGTAGAATTGAAGTTTGATGATAAAATTAAAGAGTTTATTTATAAAAAGGGAATTGATGAGCAGTATGGTGCCAGACCTTTAAAAAGAACTATAGAAAAAACAATATCTACACCTTTAGCTCAAAAATTACTTTCTGAGGATATAAGAGATGTTAATATTTATGTAGGTCTTGATAAAGAGAAAGTAATTTTTAACATAGAACAAAAAATAGATGATGCTCCTTTTTATATGTCTGATCAATATAAAGAGGCAGAAGATAATTTAACAGGGGATTAAAAAATGAATGTATTAGAAGCCAATTTAAATGCCACATTAATTGCTTTACAAGTTGAATATAAAACGATGGAATTAATAAAAAATGTAGCCAATCTTTTTATAATAGATACTTTTGGAGTAGTTGTATGTACTATGCATAGAAAAGATTATAAACTCATTAATACAGCATTAAAAAAGACTTATAAAGGATGGAGAGTTATTTATATTGTTGTTCAAGATAATTTTTTAGAAAAAAAAGATGAAATTATTTGGGAATTGATGCGAAGTGGTTATTTAAGATGGTTGAGAAACAATTGCTCTGACTCACAGTTTAGGAAAATGATGTTTGAAGGTGGTTTTGCTAACAAAATTATTAATGAAAGATTAAAAAGATATGGAGACATACCTAAATATAGATATTTCAAAGATTGTGATGTGTTTGCAAAAGGACAAGGAAGAATAAGTGAATATTTATCTAAAGAACCGGCCTTTTTTGATTTTATGCCGGAATAAACCCTATTATAGAGGAGGTGTTATCGTAATGGATATCTTGAAAAAAGCTAATGGAAGGCTGGAACCGGCGGACGAAAGGGAATATGCTACAAAGAAAGGAAAACCTTTTAAATGTGTGAAGTGTGGAGTAATTCAACGGATTGAAAACGTTGAGTTTGGTGAGAAATATAAATGTGCTGTTTGTGGAGGAGATTTAACAGAGTAATTAGTAAAAGGAGAGCAATAATGTGTAGTGAAAAAACATATACATTTGAATACACACCACCTATAGAATTTTACGTGCCTGGAGAAATAGAAAATACAAGGCATTTGGAAGATATTGAAGGCCGACCACGTTTTAATATTGTAAAATTTGATATAGTAGAACATGTGGCAGGTAAAGAAATGGCTTGTGATTTATGTGAGGCGAAAAATAATAAATATTTAAAGTTATATGTTGGAAATGGTGGTTGTATTATAATGAGTGGTACAGCGTTGTTGTGTGAAAAATGTGTGGGTAACATAACGCAGTTATTTAATGGAGTAACTAAATAAAATGGTTTTATTACAATTATTTATATTATTATTAATTGGTTATATAGGGTACAAAGTTATTTATATTCCTAATACTAAAGAAGTTGTTAAAAAATTTAAGGATTATTAATTATGAAATTTTTTTATTCAGCATCAGTTATGGGGTATGGTTTTGGATATGATTGGCATAAGAAATATAATTTTCCTAATTTTTCTAGAGTTACTAGAACTTTAACTTGGGACAAGAAATTAGGTATGCCTTTTGCTATTTTTAAATACAATGATACTGTATGGAATAGGGTTGGGTTACATAATATTGGGTTTTTTAATTGGTTATTAGATTATACGTTTTATGATAATTCTATGTATAATATATCAAATATAATAGTTTCTATTGCTGGTTATGATTGGCAGATAGAAGATATGATTGAACACCTTGAGATATCAGATTTAAACCCAGCTGGAATAGAGTTAAATTTTTCATGTCCTAATGTTAAAAGTTTTAACAATAGAGTAATACCTAAATCTAATTACCCATTATATTTAAAACTTAATTGTAATCAAGATCCCTATGAATATGATTTGGATAATGTTGTAGGTATAAGAATGAATTCTGTGCCAGGAAAATATTTAGGTGGTTGGTCAGGTAAAGCAGCTAAGCAAAAAAATTGGGAATTTATTAAGAAATTTAATCATGAGGGATTGAATGTGGCAGGGTGTTCTATGACGCATATTACCGACATGTGGGAACTTTATGATTTGGGATGTAAAGAAATAGGAATAGGTTCTTTAATACTAACTAACCCCGAAGCAGTAGAACAGATAAAGGAGGGGTAAAATGGCTAAAGAAAATGGGAATGGTGATTGTCCACCAGTATTTAAAAAGATTAATCCTTGGATTAAATTTCTTGCTGGAGGATTTGGTTTGGTTTTACTTGTTGGTGGTGTTATTTGGGGTTCTATGAATACTTTTGCAATGAAACCAGAAATTATTGCTATTGAACAGAAAGTTATAGAGGTTAAACAAGAAGTTAAAGAAGATATAAGTCTAGCTGCGAATGATTTGCTTAAAACTATTCAACAGGATAGAAAGAATGCAGACATAAGATTTTATCAACAATTAACTAGCCAGTCTGTTGATAAAGAAAGAGAAATAAGAAATGAATTACGAAAAAGACCCAATGATTCATATCTTAAAAATAAATTAGAAGAAGAACTTAGAAAACAGCGGCAATATAGAGATATATTAGATAAATTATTACGAGCATCTTAATGTTTAAGATTTTTAAAATAGGAGTCCATTATGTCTGACGAAAATAATAGTAGTGATACTACTGATAAAAAAAGTGATTTAACTCATTTATTAGATGCTACTTATCCCTTACTTCAAAAATTCCGAGATGCTTGTCCAGGAACTTTCAAACACTCACAAGCGGTGGTTTCTATGATAGAGGCTATTAGTATTGCATTAGATTTGGATGTTAATTCTATGAAGGTGATAGCACAATATCATGACATAGGTAAAATTAATAATCCTAAATATTTTACAGAAAATCAAATAGATGATGAAAATCCTCATAATAAACTTGATCCTTATATAAGTTATCAAATTATTTCTAGACATGTTTCTGATGGGGTTAATATATTGGTAAATAATCCTGATTTTCCTAGGAAGTTTATAGAAATAATAAGTCAGCACCACGGAACATCAATCGTTAAATATTTTTTTGATAAAGCTGATACTGATATTGAGGATGTTTACAGATACAGATGTACTAAACCCCAATGTGTTGAGGCAGCTGCTCTTATGCTAGCTGATCATATAGAAGCCAAGTCTAGGTCACTTATTCAAGCTGGTAAATTTGATTCTTCCAATGTGGTTGATGATACAGTTAATGAATTGTTAGATGATGGTCAGTTGGATGAGGTTTATATGAAGCTCGGTGATTTAAAAAAAATGAAAGAGGCTTTAACAAAAGAACTTGAAGGAAGTTATCAGAAAAGAGTAGATTATGATAAAGCAAAAGAAGAAAAAAAAGCGAAAACATCAATTGAAAAAAGATCTAAAGAAGAATCTTAATATAGCTGCTTTAGAGATTAACATAAGAAAAAATAGTAGGCTTGATAATCAAGGAATAAGTGACATAATAGAAAACCCTAAGTTGTACAGAAAAAAACGATGTTTCAGAAAAGAAGATAAATATATAAGTAAGTAGGTGAATTATGGATAAATTAAAATTAGAAACAATGGTTTGTCCAAAATGCGGTGCTTCGAATGTCTTTTATTTTGTATCGTATTATGGTGATGGGTGTCATAATTGTAATTATGATATAAGAACCCATATATATAATGAATTTTGGTTAGAAAGCAGAAAGAAAAAACTAAAAGAATTATTGAACGAGCTTTATGATTTGACACCGGAAAGTGATGGTCATAAAGAAAAATTTTTTCAAATTGAATGGGGTTTGTCTCTTAGTTTGGAAAATACAAACAGGCGTTTAAAACGTGTAAAAAATTTTGATTTAACGGGACTTTATTAAGGAGGATTTAACATTGAAAAAAGATCTAAAGAAGAATCTTAATATAGGTGCTTTGGTGTCCAATATTAGACAGTCTACACCAGGCTATCATTGTTCTTTTTGTCAGACGGATATAGTACAAAATCCAAGATGTTATAGAAAGCGACATTTTAGAAAAGAAGTTTTGTATTTATCGAGGTAAATTATGGCAGAAGAAGGTTGTATAGAGTGTCCGAACTGTGGTACCGAAAACATTAGAATTTTTATAATGTATTACGGCGATCTGTGTTTAGATTGTGATTTTAATATCAAAGAATATTATGAAGAATTTAGGAGGGAAGGAAATGATTAAAAAAATTATTATAACAGTAGCTTTGTTTGTTTTTATGACAGCAAGTGCAAGCTTTGGTTGGTGGCGAGTTAGCCATGTTCCTACGAATGTGGGTATTATTCCAATAGAACATGTGTTTGGTTATTTGTTACACGGAGATACTTTTTATAAAGATTTTACAAAATAAGGAGCTAAGACAATGTTGGAAAAGGTGAGGAGTTTTTTCAATAAAGAAAAGGATAATGTATTGTTAGAAGTTGAGATATGGGAATATGAGGGTGAAGGTATTAATCATGATGAACCTCGTGCTTGGGAACTTATAAAAGAAATTTATAATGAAATTCTTTATACGGATGATGAATGGCATTTTTTCTATGAGAATTTTTATAACATTATAAGATGTTCAAAAAAGTTTTATTCTAAGCTTATAAAAAAATTAGATAAACTTGATGTGGTTTATAAAGAAAAAGGCGAATGGGTGGATGAACAACCCTCAACTAGAAAACATCAAAAGATATTTCAAAAGATGTTTCATGTTTTTACTATTATGGCTTTGAAAGAATATGATCCAAAGGAAATAATAGGTCTTTATGATAGAGTGTCTCATTGTTTTCTTAATCATCAATACTATGTGTTAAAAGAATATAGAGAATTTCACGGCCGGCACTGGGAAAGTTGTTTAGTTAATGAATATGGTTTTAACAGAGCTAGGCATTCTGACATGTTGTATAGGAATTGGATAGACTCAAGCAAATCTAATTTGGAATCAAAACAAGAAATAATGGCTAAAATCAAGGAGCGGCGTGATGGACAAAAAACAGAAAATAAAGTCAATACTTCAAAGAATTAATGATTTAAAAAGAAGAATAGATGATAGTAGTTTTTTACTCAAAGAATATTCCAGTTGTGATAAATTTGTTGGCCAAACAGAATTAAAATTAAGAATAGAAATATTGAAAATGGAAATTGATTTATTAATGTTATCTAAATAAAGGAATAAAAAATGATTGAAATTACATGGTCAATGGCCTTCATATTTGCAACGGTATTCTTAGTTGTGATGGCTGCATTGGCATTTAAAACGTTTTCTATTATAAAAAGATATAAAGATAAAACAAAAAGAATTCAAAGAAATTACCAAATAATGTTGTCGCAGAAGAAATCATCTGAGGTCAGGGTTGGTAAAATAGGCGAGCACTTAGCTCCTTTTTTAAAAGATTGGCCATACGATCCTAATAGATTTAGATTTATTGGGAATCCAGTAGATGGCATACAATTTACTGACGATGAAGTTATTTTTATTGAGATCAAGACAGGTAAAAGTAAATTAACTAAGTCTCAAAGAGCTATTAGAAACGTTTTAAGAAAGGAAGGTGCCGTTAGCTTCGCCACATTTAGAATAAGCGAAAATGGGTGTGCGTTGAAAAAGGATGACGATGATGATTGTGATAATGGCTGTGATAATGATGATGATTAACTAACCATGTTTATTATTAGGAGAATATATATATGGATTTCGATGAACGTATAAGACAGCCTGCTAAGTTTGTATTGGATAATGATAAGTTGGCTTTAGGGATAATTGATAGGGAATATGGTATAATCTGTCAGAATTGTGGCAGAATAGAATTTTCAGAAGATGAGGGATTTACAAAAGTTTTCTGTTCAAATTGTAAGAAAACGATAGCTATACGTGCTGTTTCCGAAGTGGGTTGGGTAAACGAGGAGGAAATTGATGAGTAGAAATACGAATATTAATCTAAAACATCTTAAAAATGATGACGATTTTATAAGAAATGCAAAAATGATTTATCAACTTAGAGAACTTCTATTTAAACTTTTTTCAGCCGGAGCATCTATAGAAGACGAAATTAAATTTGCAAATCATCTTACTAGTTATATGATGCAAACATTTGAGAACTGTGTAGAGTTGGGCATGGCAAAACGTATGTTACCTGTTGCTGTAACTGATGTGTGGACTGTTTATATAGGTGATAATAAAAAAGAATTTACTTATCGGCTAGGAACTGTAGGAGGAGAACCTTTCCATGAACTAAATCTTTCAAGAATAGCCCAGCTTCTCGAAGAAGCTGTTGTTAAATGGGGTGATGAAAGTTGGGGCGGAATTATAAAAGCTGGTTCAGAACATCCTAAATGGGTGATTGGAGAGGAGGATGAAGAGGTATAATGAAAATTACAAAAACGAAGAATAATATACCTAATTTAATCCCTATAATTCCAATGTCAGAAACAATTTTATTTCCAAAAATGATTCATCCTATTATTTTGGATAATAGTAAAAGTGAATATATATTTGCTGAAGAAATTATAGAAAAACTTGAAGATAAAGATAGAATTGTAGGTTTATTGAAGCCCACAAATAAATTTGGACAGACATCTAAAAAAGATTTTTTTGATGTTGGTGTTGTGGCAAAAATTCTCGAACTACATAGTGTGGATAACAAGACTAAATTAGTTTTACAAGGATTAGTGCGTTTTAAATATATTAACATGGTTAAAAACTCTTCTTTATATGCAAAAGTAGATTTACTTGAAAGTGAAAATGTATGGAAGCAGGAGACTAAGATATTAGTACCCACTGTTGTTAAATTATATAAAGAGTTGGTAAGTTTTAATACAAATATTCCTAAAGAATTTAGCAGTATGATAAATTCTATTAAGAATCCTAGTCAAATAGCTGATATGATCGCTTCTTCTTTGCCTATTAATGATGAATATAAACAAGAATTTTTAGAAATATTAGATGTTGAAGAAAGATTAAAGAAACTTATTGATCTTATTGTTTTAAAAATAGAAGAATACAAAGTTGGTAGTGAAATAGCCAAAAAGGCTAAGGAATTAATGACTGAAAACCATAAGAAATTTTTTCTGCGCGAACAGATTACGGCTATAAAAAAAGAATTAGGTGAGGATGAATTAGATGACTATGATGAAGTTGAGGAATATAAGCAGAAAATAAAAGAAGCAAAACTTCCAGAAAAAGTTGAAAAAGAAGCTTTAAAAGAAATAAAACGTTTGAAACGGGTACACCCATCATCAGCAGAACGATCTGTTATAACCACTTATCTTGATTGTTTAACTGAATTACCTTGGGCAAAAAGTACAGAAGATAAGCTTGATATAAATGAAGCCGAAAAGGTTTTAAATAAAGATCATTATGGTTTAAAGGAACCTAAGAAAAGAGTTTTAGAATATCTTGCTGTAAGACAGTTAAAAAATAATTCTAAAGGTCCTATTTTATGTTTTGTTGGACCGCCAGGAACAGGAAAAACTTCTTTAGGTAAATCAATAGCGTCATCTTTAGGACGTGAGTTCATTAGAATATCATTGGGCGGTGTTCGTGATGAGGCTGAGATTCGAGGCCACAGACGAACTTATGTTGGTGCATTACCTGGTAGAATTATCCAGGGTTTGAAGCGCGCTGGAACCAATAATCCAGTATTTATGCTTGATGAGGTGGATAAACTAGGTAAGGATTTTAGAGGAGATCCTTCTTCAGCTTTGTTGGAGGTTCTTGATCCAGAACAAAATTACTCCTTTTCAGATCATTATTTAGATGTTCCATTTGATTTATCAAAAGTAATGTTTATAACTACTGCTAATGTTTTGAGAACTATTCCGCCCGCACTTAGGGATAGAATGGAAGTTATAAGATTTTTTGGTTATACACAGCCAGAGAAGATAAATATTGCTAATAAATTTCTAATACCAAAACAAAAAAAAGCTCATGGATTAATGTCTAATCAAATTACTTTTACTAAAAGAGCTTTAGACGAACTAATAAACAGTTATACATTTGAAGCTGGTGTAAGAAATTTAGAAAGAGAAGTAGCAAATGCGTGCCGTGGTGTTGCCACAGAAATAGTAGCAGGAAAATTGAATTCTTGTTCAATTAAATTAAGTAATTTAAGAAAATATTTAGGCAGGGAAAAAGTTCCACCAACAAATAAAGTGCGAGAATTATCTGCAGGTATGTGTCCAGTATTATTTGTAGGAGATAGTGGTGGTACTGTTGGATATATTGAAGCTGCGGTTTTTAAAGGTTCTGATGATGATACTATTATTTTAACTGGACAGTTGGGTGAGGTTATGCAAGAATCTGCTATCATTGCTTTTAGTTATATTCGCAGTATGAATAAAATTAAAATACCCGATATAAAAGAAAATGATATCCATATTCATGTACCAGAAGGATCTACCCCAAAAGATGGTCCTTCGGCTGGGATTGCTTTATTTTGTACTTTAGTTTCATTGTTTACTGATAAATCTATCAGAAAAGGCATAGCCATGAGTGGCGAAATAACTTTAAAAGGCGATATATTACCTGTTGGTGGTGTAAAGGAAAAGGTAATAGGTGCACATAGAGCAGGAATGACAGAAATTATTTTACCTGAATGGAATAAAAATGATTTAGATGGTCTTCCTAAAAATATTTCTGAAGAAATTAAGTTCTATTTTGTAAAAAAAGCATCACAAGTTTTAAAAATAGTTTTTTAAAGGAGGAAATATTATGCCAAATTTTGGAATATTTATTGTAGTAGGACTGGTTTTAATAGTAGGTGCTTTTCTATATATTAAAAAAAGAAAAAATGATGGTGATGATGACGATTATAATTATATTCCACCAATAACGAGTGAGGAGGAGAATATGAAAAAATTTGCAGTTATAGTTGGAATCAATCATTACTCAACTCCAGGAATGGATTTAAGTGGTTGTGTGAATGACGCAAACAACATTAAGAAATTTTTAATTGAGTGTTGTGGATTTGAAGAAACCGGTATTAAAATGCTTTTAGATAATCAAGCAACAAAAAAGAATATATTAGGACACCTAAATTGGTTGGTATCTGGAAGAAAGGTAGGAAATGAATTATTTTATTATCATTCTGGACATGGTACACAAGTATTTGATGAATCTGGCGATGAAGAAGATCATCTA